TCAGGCAAGCTCACAATCCTCTCCTCCTCTAGTAACTATGGATTAGATTTAGGGTTCCTTGAAACTTTGGCAAATATAACTGGTTATCTATCAGAGATTGAATCTTTTGTTAACCAAGGTATTGATATCTACAATGAAATAGCCCAATGTATTGAAGAATTTGAGGACTTTCTAAATAGTACAGGCCCTGCTCCTATTACGGGCGTTGGAGGTGTGGGAGGGGGAAGCACTGATCAATATACAGAAGAGTATAGAGCAGCAGCTTTAGGGGTTGCACGAAATCAAGTAGAATCGGCTCAAGCCTTTATTAATAAGTGCGATGAGTTGATATTGAATGTAGGGGTTATTCTTGCCGAGAGGCAGGAGGAAGAGGAAGTTGAAGAGGAGCAAGGTCCTATTTTCCGTTTAATCTATGGCCCTCCCGTTTCCAAGCAAGGAGTTTTTATTCTTTCAGAAGACGGTTTATATTTTGATTCTCAAAACCGTTTATATAATGGAAAGCCTATTCCTTCCGCTTCCGATATTGGATTTGTGGTCGATAGTGAGAAGTGGAAAATGGATCATGCTCCTAACTTAGGAGGAAAGGGTACTTTAGTGTCGGTGGAGGATTTAAATAAATACGTTGATACTATCTTTGATGTTAATATAATTGATAACTCGTCAAACTTACTTACTTTTTATGATGCTGACCATTTCTTAAATGTAATTGAAGGACAAAAAGATAAATTAGTTTATGATTTATCAGCGCAAGTGGGGGACCTGATAGTATCGGGATACTCCCAGGAGTCAGCGTTGGTGAGCAATCTTAAGCAGAGTATTAACTCGACCATCAGCACCTTTAATGAGAAGATAAATAAAAGGAAGAAACAAATTGAAGTTGCAGTAAAAGGCCCTGATCTATTTGGATCAGATGAATCCTTCTCTCCTGGCACTATCCCTGTTAATGATTTTTCTTTCTTGAGTTCTATTAGTTTAGATGTTGCCCTCTCTAATCAGCAAGCTTTGATATTTGAGTCCGGGGATGTAGAGGATGTTGTTCTCCCGATTGCGCCTATCTTTGCTCAAACTTATGGGGGCACTTCCGAGGTTTTACTTGCTCCCCTTGTTGTGCCTCCTATAGGAAAAGGATCGATTATTTTTAATCATTCTCTAAGCTCTACTGAGCCTCCTGCAATATCCCTTACCGATCACATTGTTAACGAAGATCTTTTTGGTGTTTATAATTTCTTAAAACCCGATGGAGTAGCTCCCGATTCCACTCAATTTGAAACTATAAATTGTACCGCTATAGGCACCCACGGTAATGCTCAGATGATAGGGACTCCCCAGAACCTCTTTACGTCTGGGTTAGGAATTCCCCGGTTTGAGGGGATCGCTCGGATGATGAGTTCTGATTACACAATCAATAACTCTCCTGGCTCTCTTCGTTTACCTCCCACTCAGGAGCTACAAAATTTATTTTATGGGCCTAGCGGGTGCAGCATTGAATGCTGGGTAAATATACCTCAGTATGGGGCATCAGCAAACCCGAAGGAAATTCATGCCTCTGGGGTGCCTAATCTATACCCAAGCCAAGGACAGTGGGCTGATTACAACTACTATAAGATTTTATTGGCAAATGAAAATACGGGAGGAAGCTTAGGGGTTGAGAGTGTAAGTTCGTTAGTTGATTCAAGAGGAAGCAACACAACAAGAGGATTATTAATAGGATTTAGCCGCGAACCTATGATTTATTCTGATGAGCTTATTATTCCAGGCCCTAATACAGACCCAGGAAAGAATATTTACACCGATACCTCTGCTACTACAGCCTCTAGTTGTTTCTTTATAGCACCCACTCTCTCTATGGATGCTAGTAATGTAGAGTTTGTACCAGCTAATGCTGATTGTACCACTGAGGGGTTTAGGAAGATGGTAGTTGTAGATACTTTGCAAGTTAGTGGTTTTGATGATGCTGTTGATACAAGTACTCCCAAAGCTTTCAGTGATGTGGGGAATTCTTTTATGCATATACACATGTCTTTTGACACGCGGAACAATATCTGTTCCGTTTACTTGGACGGAAATCTGATGGCTACCTCTTCTATGGAAAATGTATTTGGTAGTGCGGGGGGAGTGCCACCTAAAATTCCCACGTTTATAACAGGGGCTGATTATCCCAATGCTAGTTTTTACTATTCGGACGCTACAGTAAACCAATCATCGGATAGCAATATCTTTGATAATGGTCCGCGCACCGATCAGTACTTCACCCCCTGGATAGTGGGGGGAGGGTGGACTGAGGGCTTGCCCGTGACCGCCCCAGCCACGGTAGAAGATCATCCCATGACTTTGCCAGGAGGTTTCATGGGAGACAGGCACGGTATTTCAAGTGGTTTAAACGGCCATGTAGGAAGTTTAAAGTTTTATTCTCGCGCCCTAACTATTAAGGAAGTGCGTAAAAACTATAAAGCACAAAAAGGATTCTTTAAGAATATCTATACATGAATGAAACCACCATCTACGGCATAACTCACACAGGCCCCATCAAAGATGATATAATCAGTGCAGGTACTATTGCACCTATATGGGGTGTAAAATTTCCATTATTTGATAAAGATAACTCTGCAAAGGGCATCTTCATCAAGACAAAAGGGTTTGAGTTATTAAAAAGTATGGTGAGACAGTTTATAAAAACAGAACGCGGAGAAAGAGTAATGCTCCCTAACTTTGGATTATCTTTGAATAGATTTTTATTTGAGCCTATTACTCCTGACCTTATAATGAATATTAAAAATGAAATTATTTCTGGTTTCGCCCAGTATCTCCCCCAAGTGAGTATCTTGGGGTTGAACGTTGGAGAGGGAAAGGGAGTGCAATCCAACGGACTTTCGACTATACAAATAACTATGGTTATCACCTCCTTTAATAGCAACCAACAAGCTGAAATTTCTCTAAGCCTATGACCTCTACTTATAATTTACCAGACGATATCCCTTTCACTACTGCGGAGTCTGATTTTCAAAAACTTATATCCACTAAGTTAACGGATGAACAGAAGAAAGCCTTAATTGATTATTCCTCTACTGATTTTGCTTCTTTAAGAAATTCTATGATTTCTTATTTACAAGCAGCCTACGCTGATGATTACCAAAATATAGTTGAATCTGATTATGGAGTGATGTTTACTGAACTAGTGGCATACATGGGAGCCATTTTATCTTTTAAGACAGACGCTATCGCAAATGAGAATTTTCTTCCTACTGCGAGAACTAGAAGAAATGTAAAAAAATTATTAGAGCTTATAGGAATCAGAATGAAAGGTCCTACCTCAGCAGGAGCTTCAACTAACTTGGAACTAAATACATCTATTGATGATACTGTCGAAGAGGTTATCATTGAGGCCCCTGATCGTATTTTTACGATTACTTCTCCTTTGGATGGGGGATCCCTTACTTATACCCTTTACAAAACTTATAACGGTCAGATAACAAATTTGAATGCTAATAGTACAGACATAGAGTTGCTTCCTGCCGAGGTTATTAATGACGCTAGTACAGTATGGAGTAACTTAGCCCTGCTGGAAGGCTCTCTTGTGGAACAGACTGGCTTCTTTGATACCACTGAAATTTTTAAAACTATTACTTTAACGCAAGGTCCTGTTATAGAAAATAGTGTTCAAGTTTTTGTGGACTCTGCGGAGCCGTTATCAGGAACTTATCATCAAGTAGATAATATTTTTTCAGCGTCGGGAGGCACCAACCAAGTCTTTGAAGTAATCTATGATGATCTGTATAACGCTTTTGTTAGATTTGGAGATGGTAAAGTGGCGGCTTCTCCTCCTAACTCCTCGTCCTATAGAGTTCTCTATCGGGTAGGTGGGGGAAGTAGAGGAAATATACTAGGAGCTAGTATAGAAAATCCTATAACAACCTCTCAAGGAACAGGAACTATTTCTAATACTACTGTAATTACTGGAGGTGTAGACGCGGAAACGGTGGCTCAAGCTAAAGCTAATGGACCTCTTATATTTAAACAACAAGACAGGCTTGTTACCTTAGATGATTTTAGAGCTTTCATTTCTAGGTTTAGAAGCCCTACGGGTGGGGGAGCGATAGGCACCGCATCTACTAGAAAAGCTTACTCCTCTGCAAATATTATTGATGTGTTTGTTCTTCAAAAAGCTACCAACTTGCAACTACAAAAAGCAACCGTAGACTACAAAGCTCATTTGCTAGAAGCTATGAGTAAAAAGAAAATGATTACAGATGATATTGTTATTGTTGATGGATTAATACGAACTATGGATCTCGTTATAACGTTATACATAGACATTGCTTTACTAGATTATGAAGAGACTACGAAAGCAGAAGCCACACAAACTATTCAACAGTTCTTTTCTTATGACAGGTTTGAGTTTGGAACTTCCTTTGTTCCTGAAGAATTGAATCGGGAACTATTCAATTTGAATAAAATTAGATACGCAACTATAGACAACTTCAAGACGGCCATAAATCCTTCTTTTAATGAAGTAATCCAACTAAACAATATTACTATAAATACCAGCTATATTTAAATGGTTCGCAAATATTCAAAATCCAATTTTGTTGAAGCAGTAAAAATAATTACTCCAAATGTGTATCTTAATCAAGATATAGATGTTAGTGGGCAACAGGTTAAATTTACTGATCAAGTTATTAACAGCCATATTGCTGGAATTAATTTAATCTCCACCGCAAACGATTCGCCTGCGGGTGGGCAGTCCATGTTCTTGCATTTAAGTTCTATCATCAATAACAATGCTTACAGTGCTATTGATACCCCCCAAGACTTTTCTAGATTTTTTGTTAAGCAAAATAAGTTAACTGATATTACTCCCCAAGAGTTTGACAGAACGATACTAGTTCCTTTGGGAAAAAGACTTAAAGATTTTGATACTTCAGGAGACTTTGCTACTTATGTAAGTTCTACTGTTCTCCCCAAATTTACTCTAAACTCTTCTACTTTGGCTGATGATAATATAGGGTTATATGCTCCCACTTTTTCTGGGGTTCATGATTATTTTATAACTCACCTCAACTGGTTATATTTTTTAAATACTAGTGGCCCTACTTTAAACCCTTCTTCTTTAGTTTTTGATGCTTTAGTAAACCACATTTATGGAGGAAAAGCATATAAACTTGATGACGCTATAAAAGATTATCAAACTTATGTTTGGAAAAACTATTATGATAGGATAGTCTACGATCCTGATTACATAGATAACGGAACCGAGGAATATACTACCATTGATGGATTCAATACCTTGGATGAGGGGGTTGTTCCTCCTATCTTTGTTTCAGGGCTTGGCACTTTTACTAGCGGAACACAAAATTTAGAGAAATTAAAAACGTTCGATGACATTATTTATTCCCCTCTTTATATTGATAGGGATGACACTACGGTTAAGAATGCCATCAACCTTCTTGTAGGAACTAGTAATCGCCTACAGTCACTAGAAGAAGCAGGACCGTTCCATAAATTTTTACGAGCCTACTCTTATGTAGCGAGGGATTTGGATAATGAAGTTGAATCTTTAGAGACTTTGACCTCTATTAGAGATTGCCCTATTGATTTTCTTCCTTACCTTGCAAATCTGATAGGGTGGACGTTGTACGGCACTACGGAAGATTCTTGGAGAAACCAAATAGCGAACGCTATGAGGCTGTATAAAAAAAGAGGAACTAAGCAGGGCATAATAGATGCACTGGATACGATCATTGTCCAAAATCCCCTTAATACGAGCGCAGCTATTACAGAAATGTACGAATCGTATATTCCTAAGCTTCTATATTATCTGTTGAGAACAGCCTCTCCCTTGTTCGATTCAAATTATACCGCAGAGGTTGCCCAGGGGTATGGGGTAGATATCTTTAGTGATTCTTATATGGATGTAAACCTTCGGGCCGCTGTAGATACAATTATTAAGGGAGCGGTTGAGAGGTTTCCCCACTTATTTTTCCTCCGCAATGAGCCTTTTAGAGTTACAGTATTAGCTAATGGTCAGGGCTATTTTGGGGAGTTCGCTCCAGGCCCGTTACAAGAAGGGATATACGAGACTCCAGAAGGTATTCCAGTCGCTATCTTAGGGGATCCTAATTTTGTTTTTAACTTTAGGACTCCCAATAGGGTGTTCCCTATCCCTCCATGGGAGGAGGAAAAGTTCTATAGGAGTTGTGCAGTAACTGAAGACTTGCTAAAGTATTATGCGGACAGGCTAGAAGATTTTTGTGTAAATAGAGAGTATGCTGATTATTTTTATGATTATACCCAAAGATTCATTACAGATGGAGGACAAGCAAATGACATATATATCGGGAACTCCTATGTATTCTTTACTTCTTCCCTTGAATACCCTCCCAACCAACATAAGATTCTTTCCACATATCAAACTTCTTCCTATGATGCCCTAACCTTATGGAATGGAAAGTCTTCCACTTTTGATTTGACGATCTCTGGTGGAGAATTCTCTAGCGTATATTTTCAGGATGTTTCTGGAGATTATACGATTCAACAAATTGTTGACACCATGCGCGTGGTGGAGGATTTCACTCCCGCTAAAGCTATTGCTAGAACTCGATTAAGTTTAGGCTCTAGTGAGTACGTTAGTGGCACAGAATATCCATGCCCTGCTTTAGGGTGGCCTATTCATGATGTTCCTATAACTTCATCTATCCTGTGTAATAGTGATGGATCAGGAGTAGATGATAGAGGAACAGGCTTTGCGTTAGGAGCAAAGGTTTGGCCTGATTACGATGACAGTAGGAGTACTGTTACCCATGCAGCAGTCCCTGCTTTTAGTAGGAAGGGGGCTGAGTTCGCAGATTCGAATGTAAGCTCTTGTGTTAATACTAGTGCTATGGTTGGTTCCATTATTTCTAGAAGATCATTAAGGCGAAGAGATTTTTATAATGTCTTAGAGAAGAAAGGGTGGCATAGTAGAGATGGGTGGAGCATGCCTTCTCCCTATCAATTAGATGGTAGTACTTTAACTAGTTATCTTGGGCTCGGTTTCATTCCCTCTTCGTTTAGTTTCGCCCCTGGAACTCCTGAAAATTTATCAGGTGTATACTCGCGTGACTGTCAAACTTCAGCATCTACCAGAAGTTACTTCGGTCTAGATGTTAGTAACGCTTTTTCTGTTCGTGGAAATAAAGATTTAACTTTTGCTACCTGTGACCCTTATGCTAGGAGAGATATTACTCCCGAAGAAGTAGTTCTGTTTTTTGATATAGAAGAGAAGAAGAAGAAAGCCGTAGCTTATTCAATTTATAAAGAGAATGAAACTCTTTTAGATGGCTCCGCTGCTTGGTTTAATTTTACTGACTCGTATGCTAATCTAATGGATGAGTTAAGTGATAATGAATACCGCGCACCTATTTTAGACAAGCGTAAAATGAGTGTGGATTCTCTTGCGGGACTCCAATCAGTTTATAATAAATATAATCAATTCTTCTTGTCTGGTGTGGTAGGGAGTGCTCTCCCCGAAAGCCTAGCCACCACCTATATTCATGGAGGCCCCAATATTTTATCTCATGTATATGGACCGCTGTATAAAAATGCTGATTTTTATTACGACGGGTCTGCGCCAACCCAGACTAGCTCCCAACTAATTAATAAGTCCCTGGATAATCCTCTTATTATTAATATGGCTTTAAGCGGGGACAGCCTGTCCGCAATTGGAGTAGCTTCGTACAGCCTTTCGGATACAGGCATCGGTCCTTTCTTTGGTTTTCATGAATGGAGAACGGAGCATATCCTGAGCGGTATTACGTTTATTGATACTTCTAATACTTATCTGTATCAAGTTCCTAAGAACGAGTTTGCGGTTTACAACTTAGCTAACTCTCAAAAATCTCGTGTCCCATCCGATGACAATTATCTTATTAATAATAAAAGTCTCCTCTTAAAATATGGAAGCCATGGCTTGCCTCGCGTTACTTTTGATTTAAGAGGAATAGAGCAACTAAAAAATATATTAATCCCAGAGCATGATTTTGAATTATCCATTAGATATTTGATTGGAAAAGAGCAGTTACGAGAATTCGGAGGAGGAAACATTGGGGTAGTTTTGCGAACTAAGCCAGAAAAAATAGGCCCTAATGAGTTCGCCTTCTTTGTATGGACCCCAGATCGAGGACTAGGATCTAAGTGGGAGATGATAAACTGTAATTCTGTGACCAATGGTTATGAAGGCATTGAGAATGTATTGAATACTTTTACCCATAAATTTAGTGGGGGTGAAGTGGAGACGGTAGATATTCCAGGATGTAAT